TACGCCAATCGAGTGTTCTATAAATACTGTTGGAATCAAATTGGCTCCGGTGCGGAAGGTGGGTGTAGCAGTTACCGCACATGGGAACTTCAAAAACTATGCGCTGAAAAACTACGGGATTCATTTCCTGATTTTGTGACTGTAGTTAAAAAGAAAACAACCAGCGTATGGAAAGAATTCGGCGAACGTTATGATGTTCGGGTACAGTGGAAAAAGGCTTATACTTTCGGGAGAAGTAACAATGTATAAACAAGACGCACCCTTTGCAATACAAGTTGAAATGACTAAAGGTTGTAACCTACAATGTACATTTTGTGGGATTAATGGTTTTCAAGAAAAACCTAATTCCAATTTTGATTTTATGACTTTGGAAACTGCGCAGGTATTAGCAGACCAAATTGATTTCGCAGGTTGGAATAGCCGTATTGAATTCGCAATGCACGGTGAACCGACTATGAATAAACAGTGGTTGGAAATTATTTCTATTTTCCGTAAAGCTTTACCGGGCCACCAACTGATGGTCACTTCCAATGGCGGGGGTATTGTCGCTTCGCGTGAAATTAATAATGTTGTCACTGAGTTCTTTGAGGTGGGTGGGACTATTCTCGCCATTGATGAATATCAAGATATTAATTTGTCAGATAAAATTCGCGCTGGGATTGATGAATTTGCGTTAGACGATATGGGGGTTTCCATTTACGAATATCCCAGTAATAAAAAGGGTAACCCACACCAGCGGTCAAAGAAAAAGTTTCTAAGTTTTATCGCCCCTATTGATATTACCAAAGGCGGTACCCATGCGAGCCTCGGCAATCACTGCGGTAGCGGTGGTGAATTGGACATGGGTTTATCTAGCGCATTATGTGCCAAGCCGTTTCGGGAAATCAGTATTAATTGGGACGGATCAATTAACATTTGCTGTAATGATTTTATCGGCGAATACACTTGCGGCAATATTCTTGAAATGGATATTGTAGAAATTTGGCAGGGTAAGTTATTTAATTCGGCTCGTAAATATTTAATGAATCGTGAGCGAGGTGCGCTTCGCCCTTGCCGTGGCTGTAATCATAAAAGTTATCGCGTGGGTTTATTACCTGATAAATTCGGAAAGGTGGATTTACCAAAGCCTGATTTCGATGATGCCGATAATATCGAATTGGCTACCAAGGGCGGCCCGGATAGAAAACCGACTACATTGGCACGTAAAAACATTATCCCAGTATTGAACTTATCAGAACGGTCGGAGTGGGAATAAAATGTTAACCCATAACCAAGAACAAATGGTGTATTGGATTACAGAACGGGAAACTATCCGTAAGGTTAAAGAAGCCAATCTGCCAAAACCGTGGTCAACCAATCCAGTCATGCAAGAAACTTATTTCTGTAACGTTAACCGGGAAGACGATAGAGTGACTCGCTGGTTACGTGAAAATTGGAACTATAATCTAGCACCTGAGTTCTATGATTTCGCAATGATTGTCGCTCGTATTTTCAACCTTCCAACTACGCTTGATATCCTCGGCCAACCAGTAGAAACTCACATTTGGTTAGAACATGCAAGGGAAGTATTGGAAGATCGTAAATTCAATGATGAGCGTATTTGGAACGGCGCATACATTATAAGCACGAATGGTAAGAAGATTGATAAGTTGACTTATTGCTTGGGATTGCTTGAAAAGATTGCACTTAGTCCTAGAATTACTTACAATTGCTCAACATTAGCGGAAGCCCACAAAGAGCTGATGAAGCTGGAGGGTTTAGCTAGTTTCCTAGCAGGGCAAGTGGTAGCCGATTTAAAGAACAGCCCCGGTCATCCATTGCAAAAGGCTGAGGATTGGAACTTATTCAGCGCTCCCGGCCCGGGTAGTTTACGTGGTCTAGAGTGGTTTTGGGAAGAGAAGGTAACAGGTAGAAATTACCATGAAAAAATACAAGATGCGTATGATCTGTTGAATTTTGAATTGCCGGAATCAATATTATCGGTCTTGTGTATGCAGAATCTACAGAATTGTTTCTGCGAATATGATAAATTCATGCGCGTAACTAACGGAACAGGTCGTTCCAAAAGAAAATACAAGGGGAAATGAATATGTATGTAATTGAATGTGATAGTGTTAATGATGCTCTTGCTAAGGGTTTGCGTCTAATTGGGGCATATGGCGTTGAAATACCCAGCCGCAACGGTCCGACCATTGAAGTCGACGCCCCTGTTACTACAGTCTATAACAAACCATGGAACAAGGTACTAATAAGTAAGACTCGGGATGCCAATCCCTTCTTCCACCTTATGGAATCCCTCTGGATTTTATACGGTAGAGAAGATGTTAAATTTTTAACCGAGTTCAATAAGCGCATGGGGGATTACAGTGACGATGGTTTGGTATTCAATGCCCCTTATGGTCATCGGCTACGAGATAGTTTTGGAATTGACCAAATCCGAAGCATAATCGACATACTGAAAGAAGATCCAAATAGCCGACAGGCAGTAGGTCAAATTTGGGATGTTTCCGATTTGCGCAAGGGAACTAAAGACAAAGCCTGTAACATGCAAACCGTATTCCGAATTCGCAATGGTAAGCTAGACCTCACTGTTTACAACCGTTCCAACGATGTTATCTGGGGTGCATACGGTGCCAATGCGGTTCAATTTAGCACTCTCTTAGAATACGTTGCTGCCAAGGTTGGTGTTCCAATGGGCACATACACACAAGTCAGCAATTCTTACCATGTGTACACCGACGGCCCCGGCGGGGAAGTGTACAATCGCCTGATAAATAATCAAGAATCCATAGCCCATACCGTTGTATATGACCAACCCAATTCGACTCAAATATTAATGACCTCTGGGGATATGGAATTATTTGACCGTGACTTAAACTCATTCTTTTATGTCTACGACTCATACGGTTTGGCAGAACTTGGCGAGTGTACCCATTGGCAATCTGATTACTTTAAGTGCTTGGTAATGCCGATGCTATGTACATTTCTAATACATAAAGCCAATGGTCCAGAACATGCCTTGCAATATGTTAATGCGATAAAATCTGATGATTGGCGTATGGCCTGTCGCCACTGGTTAGAAAACCGAGTTAAATAAAAACAACCAAACACACAAAACACCTAAAACAGCCGAACAGGAAAACACTTATGAACAATATGAATATTCGAAATGTACTTCACAGCGGGGACGTGGTGCGTTTCCACAATCATGTCGGTATAGATAAACAGAAAATGTCAGACCATCAGTGGGGGGTGGCTTTAATAGTCCAACACATTTACCCCGATTGTTCCAAGGGTTTGCTGATGGCAGCCCTGACGCACGATGCAGCTGAATATTTGACCGGGGATATACCATTCCCAACCAAACAGGCAAACCCTGAACTCGGTAGCATACTGCGAGGGATTGAGCGTAATTGGGAGGAGAAGAACGGTGTTGATTTTGATCTATCCCAATTAGAACATTCGGTTCTAAAGATGGCCGATACCCTGGAAGGAATGTGGTATTGTGTGCATCAGGTTAGGCTCGGTCATATTAATGCCAAGCGCCCATTTCGTAAATGGCGCATGTTCTTTACCAGCACCTTCTCAAATCAACAGGACGAGTTCCCTAGGGCTTTTGATTTATTAAATAAAATTATCACGGAAATGGGAGAATTATAATGGGTGTAAATGATTACCAAATAGGCGGATCACACTACAAAGGCGAAGGTGATTATCAACATTGGGACTGGGTGATAGATAACGGACTTCACTATCTACATGGATGTGCAACTAAGTATATCCTCCGATGGAAAAGTAAAAACGGCGTTGAGGATTTAAGAAAAGCCGTGCATTATTTGACCAAGGCCGAAGACCGTTGTATTAGATATTACAAATATGAAACTCATCAAAAACTAATGATAATGGATGACTCCTATCGCACATTCTACGATGCTATTCCACAAGTAGAACGCGATATTATACATGCTATATTGGGGTCTAATGTGACAATGGCACAGCATCTATTAGCGCATCTTATCGCATCGGAATGCTCAGTTGGTGAAGCTAATTCTAATTATACTAATCAAGGATAGGGTGGAAGCCGATGTTAATTTCTTACAATGGTTTATTAGATTTAATTTATAATAATATCATTAATGCCGATGTTGAAAATGTAAACTCATCGTCTATTGATATTACTTTGGGGAACCGACTGTTGGTTGAAAGCCAACCCTTTGATCCGAATAACAGGGTGGTGGATATATCGGACAAGGACCAATGTATAACCACCGTGGAATGGTTTGGGGCAAATGGCGAACCTTTCATCCTATTACCCGGTGAATGTGTTTTGGCAAGCAGTATGGAGACCTTTAATCTACCCAATCACATCTCGGCCGAATACAAATTGAAATCCAGCATGGCCCGTAATTTCTTAGAACATCTAAACGCCGGTTGGTGTGACGCCGGTTGGCACGGGAGTAAGCTAACACTAGAGTTTAAAAACATGAATCAGTATCATGCCTTAGTCATTCGCCCTGGAATGAAAATCGGGCAAGTGGTTTTCTTCAATCATGAATCAGTCCCCGATGAAAAAAGCTATGCCGTACGAGGTCAATACAACGGCGACCAATCCGTGCAAAAAAGCAAAGGTGTGAAATGAAACTGGACAAAATGATAACACTTGATATTGAGTGTTATCCGAATTATTTGCTGGTTATGTTTAAGCAGGTGGTTGGTGATAAAGTTATTTATTTTGAAAAGTTTAATAATTCCGACCTGCACACAAAAAACATATTCCATATTTTATCCAAGTATACAATCGTCACATTCAATGGTAATAAATATGACGCCTGTATATTGGAGGCAGCGGTGGCCGGGTTTTCAAACGAGACTATCCATCGTATCAGTGAATTTTTAATTGTGGAGAAACAGCAACCGTGGCAAGCCAGAAAACAGTTCGGCTTCACCGCCCTCGATATGGACCACATTGATCTGATCGAAGTGGCCCCGTTAAGCGCTAGCCTTAAGATTTACGGCGGTCGGATGCACACCAGAACACTCCAGGATTTACCAATAGAACCGGGTACCATAATAGAGGCCGAAGACTTACCCGGTATGCGCCACTATTGCGAAAATGATAATAACCTAACTGCAGAGCTATTGGAAAAGTTGAATTCTGAATTGGACTTACGGGAATCCATGTCTTCGGAATATAATGTGGATTTACGTTCAAAGTCTGATGCACAAATTGCCGAACAGGTTATTAAGAAGGAATTGGATGATAAATATGATATCCGAGTTACCCGGCCAAAGGTAGAGGAGAGTACACGGTACAGGTATATCCCCCCTGATAATTTGGTATTTGAAACCGAAATATTAAAAGATTTATTTCGGCAATACACCACCCGGCCTTTCTCTGTTGGTAAAAGCGGTCATATCGCTTTTGATTTTGAGATGTGCGAATCCGACCGTATAAAATCAGGAAAGAATAAAGGGAAGATGCCTGAAAAGAAACAAAAGTTAAAATTTATGATCTCCGGCACAAAGTACACGGTCGGGGTCGGTGGTTTACATAGTAATGAAAAATCAGTACGTCATACTAACGAGCACGATATATTGAGGGAATACGATGTTGAATCCTTCTACCCTCGTATCGTGTTGAATAACGAACTGGCACCCCGACATATTGGTAGCCCCTTTCTAAAAATCTATAAGTCTATTGTTGAGCGAAGATTGAATTCTAAGGTCTTACAGAAAGCAGCTAAGAAAAAAGGCGACGAGAAGGAAGAATCATTCCATAAGATAATAAACGAAAGTTTGAAAATTACCATTAACGGGCTGTTCGGAAAACTCGGTAGTAAATGGTCATGTTTTTATTCCCCGGACTTAATGATGCAGGTGACCGTAACCGGACAACTATCCTTGTTGATGCTGATAGAGCAAATGGAGTTGGCCGGTATATCGGTGGTCAGTGCCAATACGGATGGTATCGTAGTTAAAATGGATCCGTCATTGGAAAGTACCGCCGAAGATATAATTTCCACTTGGGAATTTGATACCGATTATAAAATGGAAGCTACCAACTATGAGAGTCTAAATAGTAGGGATGTCAATGCCTACATTGCGATAAAAGAAAACAGCGTCAAGGGAAAAGGCGCGTATGTCGATCAGTTAGGTGCTTTTGAGATGCTACGCCATAACCCTGAGCACGGGGTTTGTTCTGACGCAGTCAAAGAATTCTTAAGAAACGGCACACCATTAGAGACAACCGTAACCGAATGCAAAGATATTAGAAAGTTTATTAGTATCAGAACTGTCAACGGGGGTGCTATTTATGAAGGGGAATTATTGGGTAAGGCGATTAGATGGTATTACGGTGCCTCGGAGTTAGACTGCATCAGATATAATACCAATGGGAATAAGGTACCGAAATCAGATGGGGCAGTTCCGCTAATGAATCTACCTGCCGAATTACCTTTCGATATGGATTATCAATGGTATATAGACAAATCAAACGAGATTCTCAAAAGTATCGGATATAACAAGTAAGGTTTACATTCCGGTACTCATTTGTAATAATAAACCTTCTGGTAATATCACCGGGTAAACCAAAACAAACGGGAAACAATCATGGCCACACAATCTGAAGAACTAAAGAAAATCAAAGCTGATAAAAAAGCATTAAACGAACGGCAGAAAGCTATTCGTGATTCTCTAAATGAAACCAAAGCCGAACGAAAAGAAGTTCGTACGGCACAAGCTTTGGCTCGTAAAGAAATCCGCGCACAAAAATCAAACTTACGCGAATTGACTGCCAAAATCTACAGCACCTTTTCGAATGGTGATTCCGAAGCACTTGATTCATTAGCTGATGAAATTACAGAATCGTCGGCTACATTGGTTGGAACAATCCGCACTTTCGCAGAAGCAGCGGGTACCCTGGAAGAACTCTAGCAACTCACTCTTTACCGGGTAGCGGTTACAAAACACCCTACCCGGATACCTCCTAATGTCTACCTCTGAATTCTTATCCCGCGCATCCAAGCGCATAGCTAAGAAAAAAGAAATAAAAGAAATTGATATAGAATTGGCCTTTGTTAAATATGCCAAGTCGAACAAGTGTTCCGCATTAAAACTCATATTTCTAAACAAACGTGGGTTTCCAGATAGAACTATCCTATGTCCAGGGGCTAGGTTGTTTTTCATAGAGTTTAAACGGAATGGTAAGAAGCAGTCCCCCCTTCAAAAGAAAACCCAAATTACCCTGGAGTCATTCGG